CAGCACTGGAACAGATGCCCGAGTGGTATCAGTATACTTTAGGTGTTATCGTAGCCAGTAGCTTTGCTGTGCGCTCTGCGACAAAGTTCTTTAAGAAAGGTTAATCATGGCATTTAAATTATCAGACAGATCAATGAGCAAACTCAGAGGTGTGCATCCTGATTTAGTTAAGGTTGTAACTACAGCTATAACTCTAACTGATGTAGACTTTGGTTGTATCTGTGGTTTGCGTACCGAAGAAGAGCAAAAAGAACTTGTAGCTAAAGGCGCAAGCAAAACTATGAACAGCTTTCATCGAAGGCAAGCTGATGGATTTTCTCATGCTGTTGATCTTATGGCTTACGTTGGTTCTCGAGCAAGTTGGGAAGAAACACTTTACGATAACATAGCTGATGCAATGAAAAAGGCAGGGGATCAACATGGGGTTAGTGTAACTTGGGGTGGTGCTTGGCAAGCAGATCCAAATGTTAGATGGTTAAACATGAGAGATTGGCAAGGCACAATGGAAGAAGCATCATTAGCTTACATTGATCTTAGGCGTAGCCAAGGGAAGCGTCCGTTTTATGACGGTCCTCACTTCGAGTTGACTAGATAAATTTTTTTCCCAAGGAGGCTTTGATAAACTAATCTTGCTTTTGTCTTGCACAGACATCTTGCGTTTATACCCTAGCCATTCTTTATCTTTCTTAGTCCACATCTGGTCTTACCTTTGGTTTTACATCAGGCTTCTGAACTCCTGACATGAATGGTGTTTTTTTACAGTACATCATAATTTCTTTTCCGTAAGTATCAGCTAGTATATCATACAAATTATCTAATACACCATCACCCATAGCATCATAACATTCTTGTTCGCTTGGGAATATAATACTGGTTGCTACTTCTTGATCTTCAACAACGTACTCAATAACGAGTAGTGTGTAGAATAATTTTAACATTGTTTATCTTTCTTGCTTTGATTAAAATAATAAAGAGGACAGGTTATACTGTCCCTGTCCTCACGATTAAATATGATAGCCTTGTTTTCTTAGCTTAGAAACGAAGAGTGTTAGTTCTTCTCTTGCGTGAAAGTGTTTTACCTGTGCGTTTTTATCTCCGTCAGGTTTAAATCTTTCTTCTGACCATTTGCTTTCTTGTTGCTTTAGATACCTCAATTCAAACTGTTGAGCAGGAGGTAGCCGTTTTTTTGTCACTGTTATATCTCCTTGCAAACTGAATGTTGTATCGCCAAGCTTCTGTTCTTAGCTGCCCCATGTCAATGTCAATCATCCGAGAAGCCTCGGTAATTGTAAGGTTAGCTTTGGCACAAGTTTCTATTAACCTCCGTTTCTCTTCCTTGTGCCGCTTTCTTAACTCAGGCCATGTTTCTTTAGAACGGTATTTTGTCATCTTTAGTCCCACCAGTGCTTTCACTTATTTCAAAAGAAATCATTTCTGCATCATCATGTTCTTTAACCCAACCTGCCATTCGCATTTTGGCTATAGTTTCTTTCATTGTGTAATCATCTAATGGTCCAGAAAAATTTGGTTTACCATTGGATGCTTCTGTATCTTCAAACATAATTGAACATCGTTGATATACTTCAATTATATTAACTCCCTTTTGAGTTTTACCTGTAATCATTACGATTTTACGTTCATTACCTTTCAAGTCCATTTTACCAGAAAGAATAAATTTTTGGTCAGGCCAAGGTTGCCATGCTGCCCCTTTGTTTGTGTTATCATATTTACTCATTACTTTATTCCCTTCTAAGAGTTTATTTTTCCAACCTTTTTTTGGAGGCCAAGGAACACCCCATTGTTCAAGCTGTTCCTTAGTCCAACCGCCATTGTTGGTTTTAGCGGCTTCTATTTCTTCTTCAGTTATTTGCATGAAACTTAAATTTAGATACTCTCGGTCTAGCTGTTTTAGATTTTGTATCTGATTTTTCTTCATCGTTCTCTGTGTATTTATTACCATCGAACTCTCCAAGAAATACATCAGCGTTGAAACCTAAGTGTGATAGTGCTTTGGTTAGCCCATCAGTCATAGCTTTCTTTGGTGCATCTTCATCTACTTTGCCATTACGCATAAGAGCCTTACAGCCAGAGACAGGACCAAATACATTGTTTGGCGATCCACTATGCCATACACTTACATTAGCTATAACAACTGTATCATCTGGTGATAGGTTGTGAATAATTGTATCTACAGAATAGCCCCATCCTCCACCTACTGGACCAAACTTTTGTGTCATTGCTTTGATTTGATAATGTGCATCAATAGCAGTAAACTTTCTTTGACCATATTGTACTTTTTTAAGATACTTTGGATCAGAAGTTGATACTTCATCCCATAATTCTAGATTAAATTTTTCTGTTTCTTTACTCATGCTTTGCTCCTTACATTGATGCGAAGTGATCCACGTTTGTCTCTCTTCACAGTTAACTGGTCACAATAAACCTCGCGTTCATCATCACCGACCATTTCTTTTAAGTTTTCTTTTGCAGTCTCGAACTGCTTGTGATCCCATTGTTTGTTTATATATGTAACAACATTATCCATAAACATATTATCTGTACTGGCATCACGTTTAACCATTTCATCTACAGGTATTTTATCTATAGATAGATTAGGTTCATCTATACCTACTGGTTCTTCTCCACGTTCAACGTATCCCCAGAAATCTGCTATAATTGTTTTCATACCTTCAACATACTTTTCATCATATCTTACTTTAGCATAATCCCATCTGTTGTTACCAAAGATTACAGACAGGAAACATGCAGGTGACTCAGACAACATCATGTATAGCTGTATCTGTGGCATGTATTGTGTAAGCACATCTTCCATTTTGTTATTCTGAAATGTGTGTTTTGCTTCAATGATACTGCTACCTACCATCCCATCAATTGTACCTTTGTATGGCACGCCAGATATTTTGTTTTTAAATACCATTTGCCTTGAATCTACAGTTTGATCTGTGTTTACTTCAAACCATCTTAGGTTGAATTGTTCAGTGTAAGTACCAAGTTGTACTGCAAGTATGCTACTCAAATCTTCTGGTTCTTTCAGACCCATCTTGACTTGCCAAAGCTCATACCACTCAGCATTCATTATCTTAACGGCATCACTGCCGCCAATAAAATTCTTTCTTTCCATAACATTTGCTCCTTATATATGTATAGTTCTACTGCATCTATGCAGCAGGGTCAACATACTTATTTATATCATCCATTGTTACAACGCCACGTTCAAGTAGTTGTTCACGTGATAGAGTGTCTCGAATGTAAAGATCATCTACATCTTCACCTGCTAGAATTCTTTTTTCAGCCATGCGAAATCTATCAAGGCTAAACTCTACAGACGAAGTAAGCTCTTTTACATCGTATGCTTTAACACTTTCTTGAGTTGCAGTTATAAAGGTTTTGATTGTCGGCCATGTCCGCGCTCCATGAATGGCGCGGATCTGTCCGTCAATCTTTGCCAACACACCTTTGAACATATCGTCATTGAACTGAGAAGGTATGTGTTTGTTTACATCTTCTACAATCAAAACCATTTCTTCTTTGAGTGTCTCATTGTCCATGCCAGTAGGCGGTGTGTATCTGCGCAGTAATTGTTGTAGCCATGAACCTACAATACGAGTGCGATCTTCATACTTCATCTCGTATACTCTTATAGTCATTGCGATAGTTTACACCTAAGTTATAGATACATTCTCTTTTGAACCTATCTAACTCTTTTAAACCAAGTGCATCATCTTTTTGAAATAAATCCCACATCTCCTCTAGTCGATCTATGACGTAGTGCATACATACTCTGTTATCCATTTTTATTACCTAACCTTTCCAATGCGTACTTATCGAAGTTAATAATATCATCAAGGCGATCAGTGTTTGATCTACCTGAAACATCATCTATCTCATCATCCCATCGCTCACCATTGAGCCATGTAGTTGGGTGTGGCACGTACTGTTTTTCTTTGTGCTCAACAGTTTCAGCAAACTTGGCTGCTGCTGTGAGTATAGTTACTGCATCTGTTTTCTTCAGTGCTCTTTCAAACGCAAGTCGAGCATGACCTTTGGCTATCTTTCTTGGATAGGTATTCCAGAAGTCATCGAAAGTAGGTGTCTCACTGACACCCCAAGTAGTATTATTATTTAGTTTAGTAACATTATTATCATCTTGGTGTGTCACGCTGACACCCTCCTCTTTTAAACAATTGAATTGATAGATAGTTGCGGTGCCTGTTTTACCTGCAACTTTAGTTAGATAGTTGTGTTCGACACAGTAGTTTACTGCTCGAATAACTGAGCTCCTACTTAATCCTGACAGTTTACACAATCTTGGTATCGTAGGATATGCTATGCCATAGAGATCCGTATGGTCTGCTATGAGCAACATAATTAGTTTTGCGTGTGCATTTTCAACTTGCCACTGGACTACTTCTCGTAGTAATATCTCAGCGTACAACATGTTTATGCTTTGACATGTTTGACTCCTTATATAGAACCCTGTCTCTCTCCTATGTGACAGGGTTTTATTTAATCCTTTTTACTATTTCTTTAAAAAGATCCTCTGATAATATCACACAAACTTTTTCTTTTCCATCTTTTCTTTTATAAAATGCTAAGTCTCTATCTTCTAAGACCTTGAAAGCATTGGGAAAACTAGATGTTGTGCGATACTTTACTTCAGCTACTAGATTTCGTCCCACCAGTGACGGTAAGTGGATGTCGCCTGAGTATTCTCCTCCGAGCGATCCCGAGAGTGGGACTTTTTTTGCTTCGATGTTTTGTTCTTCGAGCCACTTGACGAACCATCGTTCGTGATAGCTACCTTTCTGCTTATTCTTGTTTCCCATATGTCTTTCTCATAACAATCTAAGCAAACCATATGATAGCTTGCAGGTTTCTCAGCATGTAATATTGCAACAAAATATTCTGTAACAATGCCACAGCTATCACACTCGCATGTGCCTGACTTAATCTTTGTACGAACAGACTTTGATCTTCGCGCCAAGTGCATCTAACCAACACGTTAACATGAAACCAGACGGCACACGTTTGTATTGCTCCCATTTGTGGATTAAAGATAAGGTGCAGCCAATTTCCATTGCAAGTCTTTCTTGTGATAAGCCCAGATGTTTACGTCTAGCTATCAAGGCATCAACAAGATCTGTGTAACTCTCAGTTACTTCTGTTGCTTTTGTGTAGTTTTGAAACTGCGCCATTGATTTTCTTTGGTGTAACCAAACCTGTAGGCCACCGTTTAGATAATCTATCTAATGTTTGATAAACTTTCTTTGCAGTTTCATAGCTTATTTCACTACGCCCATTGATTGTTCGGTAGTAAGTAGACGTAGGTATCTTTGCTACAATAAAAACTTTATGCAACGGCATGTCTACATAACGATGTTTTTCTAGGATCTGATCCCAATAACTTTTCAACATGCCGAAGCATATGCACATATGCAGTTAGATAGTCAAGCGTTAGGTTACTTCCCAATACAAAGCGTAGTGTTTGTCATTATCATTTTTAACCATAGCTTTATCAATAATCATGCCGCTATCTTTTAGATCTTTTATTCTTGCAGCCAATCGAAAGCACCCAAACATTTCCAATGCTTGTATTGCAGTCAATGTTTTACCTGCTTGAAGATGTGCTTTGATTTGTTTGTTCTGTGACTCCATTGTGTTTCTCCTCTAAGTATTTCCAGAACGATGCTTTGAATGCTTGATTAAGAATTGTATCTATGTCTCGCATGGTACTCTCCCATCACCACCGCATTCATCACATGTAACTATAGTTGAACTCTCGTATCCAATGTCACGGTCAAAGCCTTGTGGATGCCAAGTTACTTTTTCTAATTTACCATCGCCATCACATTCAGTACATTTTTCTGATTGTATATGTATGAGAGCTTGTTTTATAGCTAATGCTACATCTTTGTTTGTTACTTTATGCAATCGTCAACCTCCTCTAAATGTTGTTGATACCTTTCTTCCCAAGCTTCATTAGCTTCATTCATAAACTCAACAATATTAATATCGTCACACTCCTGCATTAGAAGTGTGCCGATTTCTTGAATGCCTGTAGGCCAGTGAACATGAGGACATATCTTTTCAGCTATGAACCTCAGTTGATGAGGCTTGAACTGCATTTTATTTGAATGCTTTTTCTCTTCCATAATCTACTACCTCATCCATTGAAATAAAAAATTTTACATGAACAAACCCACCTTGCATTGATGATATTGCGTAATCATGTGGGCAAGTTTTGAGCCACTGTAATAGTGACTCAATGTTTTTAACTTGAACTGTAATCATAGTGCATACCATCTTGTTGAGTTCATTGCTTTGGCAATCTCATTCTCACGCAACCGACGAGCATTCTCTGGACTACCCAAGTGATCTGTATGTGTAGCCCACTCAGTCAATGTATTATACAATGCCCATTGATTGTTACCAATGTTGGCTCGATTGTTATCCCACATGCGTAAGAGTTCTTCGCGTCTACGCATATTAAAATGTGGCTGTCCTAATTTACTACGTTGTTTTACCTTACAAAGCATATCATTGATAAACATTTCTGCTGTTTCGTAACTAATTTTGGTATCAACATACTGTTTGAATAACACATCGTTTAGTTTGAATGCTTCAAAACCTGCTAAAATTTTAGCTGATGATGATACAACAGATACGTTAGTCGTATGTTTTGCCCAAGTCTTAGCTACAGTATTAGGTGTAGTACAACCATTCAAACACCACAGTCTGAATGCTTCAGCCGATTGTTGGAATGCCCAACTAGTATCATATGAATTGTAGAATTGAATACGAAATGTACATATGTCATCTACTACTGGTTCAATCTTCCAATCAGGAAAGTTAATCTCACCTCGTAGCTTACGACCACCATCAATGATGTGTATCTTTTCTTCGTATGCAGTACCAAGAGTATTAGCTACATCATCAATAGAATCCATGATGCTGTTGACTACATCACTGTGCGTAATGATCTTGTACTTGTCACCAACACCACGACTCATGTGTTCGCCAGTGTCAGTACGAACAACCACACGATTGCCTTCGATCTTATTACCATCACGGTCATAAGTTTCTTGTAGTTCTACTGGGAAATCCCAAGTAGGATTAGTAAAGTCCAACATTGTTAACTCCTTATGTTAATGTTGATATAAAAATAAATAATAAAAAGAATATAATGATAGCTTTCGCTACCTCAATCATAATATCAAATGCTTTTTTCATTCGCTTCGCCCTTCAGTAATGCTTGCGTCAAAGTTTGAGTGTCCTCGGGGAGTGACCCCTGCACCTGCGCTCCGCTTCGGTTGCCACCGCGCCATTGCGCGGAAGCGATCCGCTATAGCGGACGCACACTTTCAACGCACTTTGTCGCAAAAGGGGCAGCTGTCGCTACCCCTTGTCGGTGGCTATCTACGCCACCTTTGCTTTCAAAGCTGCTATTCTCTCTTGAGACATCTTCGCAGGTGCGGTTCTTTTAGGTGCTGGCTCCCAAGCCTTACCTGTTACTTGTTCATAAACACTGAGGTCAGCCTCATGTCTGGTTTCAAGTAGCGACATCTCCTCTTCGATGTTATCTATAAGCTTCTGCAATGCATCCGCTCGAATGAGCATGTTGTTTTCTACGGCATCTTCATACTCAGATAGCTTATCAGCTAACATTCTTTTCTTATAGTTAAGTGAGTTGTGTGAGATGTAACATTCATCTTTTGCGATGCCTTCGATAAAACGCTCATTCGGTATAACATCTTGAGTACCTTGAAACCAGTCTAGAACTGCAAGTTTTCTTTCAACGAGTGTAAGTTGCTTCTTAGTCATGTGTATTCTCCTTGTTTCATTTGCGAGGACCATCCTCGACACAGACCTTAACAAGACAACATGGAAAACCTGTCCACTGACAGGTTGTTATTCGCAACCTCTTCCCACACAAGTTGACCTAACCGCAACTAGACACAGCTATCACAAAAGCACTCTCGCCAGTGCAAGAGGGAAGTTGTTGCGAATGACTTTTCCCTGTTGTCAAGGTCTTTGACGAGGATGACCGCAGCTTGGAACACGGGGAATACGCTATGATCTAAGACGCCACTGGAACGAGGAAGGAAGAAAACTTGCAGCTCTAGACCCTTTATAGTATGTTCCAAGCCTTTATAGAATGAGTTACTGCGGATGTGTCATTTGTGCGTTGACAAGCCTTTATGTTGATGTGCTAGAAAAGGGGGGAACAGGGAAGGGGGGTTGATACAGGAGATAAAATGACACAGGGCGCAGTAACACGTTTTAAGCGTGATCTAACAGATCGACAACGTAGATTGGTTGAAGCGTTTGTAGCAAATGGCGGTAACCTCACACAAGCTGCACATGAGGCAGGCTACGCTCAAGGCAATAGCGGTAGAGTTTCAGCATACAAGGCGATGAAAACTGCACATGTGCGACAGTACTTGATGGAAGCAATGAGTGATGCGTTTGGAATGAATGCAGCTAAAGCACTAGGCAGAGTTGTGCAGTTATCATCTGGGGCTAAGTCAGAGTATGTGCAGCTTGAAGCCTCGAAGGATCTGTTAGATCGTGCAGGGTTTAAGCCTATAGATCGTTCGCAGGTGCAGGTAGCAGGGGATATTAAAGTGTCGATTGACCTAACGTGAGGGGGGTGGGGTCAAAAACTGCTCTATGTAGAGTGACAGTAGTCCTTCACTCACATTTTTTTCTAGAGAGGTACGCAACATGAGAAAGATACACAAGAGTCCGTCAGGTGGGTTGACTGAGGCAGGTAGGAAATATTTTAAACGTACAGAGGGCGCTAACTTAAAGAGGCCTGTTCCGAAGGGTAAGAATCCAAGACGAGTTTCTTTTGCTGCTAGGTTTGCAGGGATGAAGGGTCCGATGAAAGATGAAAAGGGTAGACCTACAAGAAAAGCTTTGGCATTAAAGAAGTGGGGCTTTGGTAG